TACTATATTTGTCATGATTATCAGCATGACGGCCTTCAATATAAACTTGTCGGACTCTTTCTATTTGTCCATTTTTCTTTACAACATAATGATAACCAATACCATCTTGATTCAGCGCTATAGCTCTTTCATGTACTTCTTCAGCACCTGCATGAGATTGATCTAGAAAATGTTCACTCCAATGCAATATGAGTTCTGTGACTTCTCTTTTAACACTATTAAATTCTGCAACTAATTCTTCAGGTGAATTAACTCGAGTAAATGCATACTCGCCTGGATTTTTAACTTTTCTTTTACTTTCAGAAATTACAGTTTGTGCTCCTGACCAATTAGATGCAGCTTGACCTATTTCAATTCTTTCAGATGAAAGAGGAGGACTATCCGCATCATCTGGCACAATATTAGTAGAAAGATCTGTTGTAAGACTAGTAACCTTTTTTTCAATATCAGTAGTAAGTTTACCCATTTGATTTTCAATAATAGCTCTGGCCTGTTCGGCTGGCATTCCTGGTATTGTTATCTTACCTGTGTCTGGATCTAAGTATGGAACAATCTCTGCACCAAAGGTTGTTAACTTACCAGTATCTGGATCTAAGTATGGAACAATTTTTCCCAAGTTAGCACTTTGTGATATTGCAGCTGAATTAATGTCATTAATCACTGATGTAAATTTTTCATTTTTTAAATTTTTTACAGCTTGTGCAACTTGGCTAACAGACAAAACACCGCCAGCTAAATCTTTTATTCCTCTTGTTAAATGATCATCTGCTGCTAATTTAGCATTTTGAATTAATCCTAATGCATTGTTAATTTCAGCGTCCACATTTGTTACGGTATTTAAAATATTATCTACATCTTTAATTGATATATTTAAATCTACATTCAATGCGTTCTGCAAACCACCTAAGCCATTAGTTAATTTTTTTAGCTGATTAGGAAGAGCAGTTATATTGTTTAATGCACCAGTTAGATTTGTTTCAAGAGCATTAGCAGCAGACTCTAATGCAGCAACTTTTGCTAAGCCATCTTTTGCAAAATCTGATAATTCTGCTGGAACAATTCCCTTCATAATTTTATCAAAATCAGGAAGTTCACCTGTAACTTTATTAATAGCCGATTGAATTGATTGTGGTGTTCCAACTAGTTTATTAGCTTTTTTTATTCCAGCTCTAAGTGTTGCAGATGCTGTTTTTGGTGTAAACACTTCTCCAGTATCAGGATTTGTCCATGGTCGAGCACTCATTTGTTGAACAATTTCTTCTTCTGCAGTAGTCAAAGCCTTATTCATTTTATCTTCAAGGCCTGGCATTTCATTAGTTAAAGTTGCAATAGGTGCTACCGCTACTAAATTTGCTATGCTTTCTTTTGCTACTGGTAAAGATTCGGTAAGTGATTTAATACCATTGATAGAATTACCAACTTTATTTAAAGCCAATTTAGTTTCATTTAAAGCTTTTATTCCGTTACTAACTTTATCTATTTTAGAAGTCAAGTTTTGGAAGTCTAATGTACCTCGTACATTATTTAGTTTATCATTTAATCCTCTAATATCCATAACTTATCTCCTATGTGCCACTAACAAATTTACGATGATACACTAAAGCATGTTTAATTCGAGTTCTTAAGGTTGGTGACCAATATCTTCTGCCAGCAGAATTTTTACTAGTTCCTTGTGCTGTGTAAGGACACGCTCCAAATGATCCGCCATACCTTACAAATTCTCTTGATGGTCTTTCATAAAATCTACATACACTATAAGTAGCGTTCGGAACATCAGCTCCACATGCATTAATATATCCCCATGCGCTCTTTTCATTATGTGGCCCAGAATCTGTGCATTCGTGCCAAATAAATCTGCATTGAGCATCTAAACTTTGCCATGGTAATCCAACATTTTCTGAAAATTTTATTAAATTTTCCCAACGCTGACCTCTCCATTGACATAAACCAAAAGCTGGCAAACCAACATCATCTGGATTAACTATTTCACTCCATGGCCCGCTTTTAATAAATAGATTTTGCCCTTCGTATATGCTATCATAATCTTGCGATCCACTTACTTTACTTGTTGTATAGATTCCATTAAAATCTTTACCTCGTCCAGGCCCAGATTCAGCTCTTATATTTCCCATAAATCCACAAACTTGCGCTGGCTCCATAAAGTTACTAAGTGAAGTAAATATTTTTTCTTCTTCACCATTTCCTGGCATTGCCTTTGCAATTGCTTCAATTTCAGCAGCATTTGGCTGAACTGACTGAGCTTGTCCTGCTGAATATGTATTATTTGTTCTTGAAGATGTAACGCCACCAGCATCTACTAATGGTGATATAAGAGTGGGATCAGAGGCTTGTATATAAGAAGGTTCTTGTATAGTAACATAGCTTCCAAAAATTAGTGGTATTTGAGATAATTCTCCATCTAAAAACATGCCATGAACCATTGCACCTTTTGCCAATACTGAATTCTCTCCTTGGCCCGAAATTCCTGGAGAAGTTGTAGGAATTAAACATTGCGCCCAAGGAAGATCATTATCTTCTATTTCAAGATTATCATGAACGCCAAATATTCTAACTTGCACTCTTCCCATGCCTTTTGGATCGTCATTTCTTCTGACTTTTCCTATAAAAAATCTTGGATTATCACCCCAATATTCATTAGATATACTTTTCATTTACAAGCCTTTATCTTTTCTGATGTGATAATTTACATAATCCTAAAGTGGTAGAAAAAGCACCATCACCCGCAGGACTAAATGTATGTTTAGCGGTATATATTAAATAATTGCCAGACTTTTTTATATCTAATTCTTGGCTGTTTTCAACGTTATCATGCATTGCATTTTTTTTAATTTCTACACTTATTCTATTACTTATAGTCATATTTGCATCTTTTGCTAAAAAGTTTCTACCTGGTACTTCGATAGTTAAACTTGATTTGTGCAAATACCCTCTCAATCCACGGGCTGTTACTTTTAAGTTATGCAAATCACCTGTATGATATTCGTTATACCCTCTAATAAGATCAGGCGAACCATTTGGAATTCCACTTTGTGAGCAAGTTGTAGTAATGTTAGTTATTGTTGATGCATTATATTGACTCATATTTTTACCACCTAACATTGCTTTATCGTCATAAACTGGTATATCATCTTCAGGCATAATTCCTAACATTTTTGCTCGGGCAAATGTTTCTCCAGGATTATGTTTTCGCACATGTATTGTTCCACGATACGTATCGATAAAATTATATGTTGAAGGACCTAAACCAATATTATTATATGTATTCTGGCTTTCAGAGTTTTTCATTGAATAACTTTTTATTATGAAAAGTTTTTCTATTGGTTTTAATGTTTGAGCTTTAGCTGCAATCGATTCAGAATAAGTGTATGGTAATAATCCACTTCCAGGATTATTTACTGTTGGTAATTTAAGCATTGTTTCTAAATCTAAAAATCTAATTCTATCATCACCCATACTCGCAAAGACATAAAATGGATATCCATTGCTAGTTATACACCTATCACATAACCACAAAAGTGCATCTAAAGGGCCAATATTTGGTATCAATATTTTTAAAGTTCCATCTATTAGTGGTTCAATATCTTTATTAGATAATAATTCATTATTTAAAAAATAATCTGATCCACTAAATGTGTATCTATTTAATTCATTTAATAAGCTTTGCATTATTTCAACTGGGTTACTTACAAACCCTCCGTCGTTAAATCCACCGCGACTTTCAACTGCTTTAAATACTTTATTAATTGCCATTAAATTAGATTGAAAAGCTCTTTCTTCTATTAAATGCAATAATACAATTTCATTATTATCATTACTTTTTCCAGAATTAGTTACTTTATTTACAATAAAATGTTTAGTGATAGTGTTTATTTTACTGTCTTCAAGTTCTTCACCTGACATAAGTGTTATTGAAACTCTTTCTGTTCCAAAGAAAGGAAATCTATCTCCTAAATTTTCATTATCTAAAAATGCTAAATTAGCTGTCAAAAAGGGTTTTTCTATTGATTCAAAAAAGCTTATTTCATTTATTACATTCTTAATATCATATCCTTCAGGCGCAAAGGTCCAGCGATGTGCTGTTATAATTACTGATTGAATTACAAATTCATAAGGATTTGAATATTTACTAACTTCAGCCATTAAAAAAATTACCCACTTATATTTTCGATGAAAGCGCGGTGAACAGTTCTTATTACGCTTGGCTTTAATACTTTAATTTTTCTTAATTTGTTATTTTCATTTTGAAGATGCTGAGAGTAAGTAACTTCTGTTATAAATGCACTTTGATTTTCAGATAATGGATTAATGTCAACCCAATTACCATCTGCATCTTCATGGTGATGTGGAGCATTTATTTCAAGAGATGCTGAATGCAGGCGAGCATTTTCAAATAAAGTAACATCTGGATAAGGTATAATTGCACCTGGATCTAATAATGCTAAAGGATTAGCAATTATTCTATCAAATTTAACTGTTTCACCTGGTATCCAAGAACCAACAGACCCACTAATAATTACTTGACCAAGATCTAATTTTTTTCTAATAACTGTGCCTGTTGCACCAGATTGTGTACCCTCTACTAAAGACCCAACTTTAAATATATTAATTAGGTTTGAGGTACTAGTTGGATTACCGATATGTGGAACACCATTATCATCTGTACGAAAATTAAGCACAGTGTTAGGATAAGATTGATCTAATTGAGATTTTATGTTTCTATAAGTTAATGGCCAGCCTTGTCTTCGAAGATGATCATTCATTAAATAGAATGTCCAATAATATTTATGATCACCGTACATTTTTGCAGATAGTACGTCTGGCCTATCTCCTTCTAAGATTTCGTAATTTAAATAATGTTGAAACGAATCTTTAAACTTATCTACTATATCAGCATAAGAAGATATGTTTTGAAAGATAGAAAATGCGTTATCTTCTTCACCAAATTTATATCTTACATTATCAAAACCTGCAAAGTATCCCATACTAGAATCCGTCCTCTATATCTTTTTTATTTAACAATTCATTTTCTCTTAAGGTCATCGATATAGTGGTTTCTTGAAAATGACCACCTTTGAAAAAAGACGCAGAAGGAGCATTAAATGTAGCTTGAAAATTAGTTAAATAACATGGTTTAAATCTTATAAAGTTTTTTCCACTATTGCTTTTTCCATAATGTAAACTAATTTTAATTTCATTTGGAAATCTATAGCCAAATGGAACGCTAATTCCGCCAAGTGTGTCTGTATTAAATGCATCTGGATATAATTCAGTTCTAAAAAATTTAACAATTTCTGATACCATTTCTGCTTCTTTTTCAGATACAGGTTGCATTTTAAAACTAAAAGAAAATGTTCTTAGTTGAGGTTTATCAAATAGCATAGTCATATTAGCTACAGGCGAAGTTCTTAATGTTCCTCGTACTGCTCCATCTATTGCTCCATTTTTACCAGCCATGCCTGCAAGTCGTGTAGCACCAAGTCTTGCAGCATCTTGACTGACTGAACCTTTTAATGCCTCATAAAGATTTCCTAATGATTGAAACCCACCGGATGCTAAAGATTCCAGCATCCCTTGACCATTAGACATTCCTGCAGATGCTGCTCCGCCAGCAAAACCAATATCAGCAGTTGAATAGCTAACACCATCTTGAAAAACAATATTAGAAGGCATATACATTTTACAACTTGTTTTAGAATTTGTTTTCTTTTCACTTGTAAGTATAGATTTAGCTTTAAATTCTGCAGGCGCGGGGCCATTTTCTCCCGCATAACCTTCCCGCCCCTCAGCAGGCTGAGCGGGATCAGCAGGAGCTGCATTACCAGTAAAAGCTGTATAAGTCGTATCACTTATAAATTTTATCATTTGTCCAATTGCGCCTGAAGCACCACCTCCTAAATCTGGTGGTGTTGTAATTACTGGTTGAAATAAAATATATGCTGGATATTCATTTTCGTTATGAAGAGGAAATTTTAATCTAGGAGATGCCTTCCTAGGTGCCGGACCCGTTTCAAAATCGAGACCCGAATTGCGGGCGCTTGCAGCTCTAAATTTATCGCCTCTTAAGTGTGTTCTCGGATTTGCAAATACCATATTAGAATTTCCTATAAATAAGTCTAAATTATCTCAATTATATTTATATAGGAAACTATGAAAACATACTCAGGCAAATTTAAACCAAAGAATCCAAAAAAATATAAAGGAGATTATACCAATATAGTGTATAGATCAATGTGGGAGCGTCATTGTTTTAAATGGTGTGATGAGCAAAGTGATGTTATATCATGGTCAAGCGAAGAAGTTGTGGTACCATATTTATATGAAGTTGATAAAAAATATCATAGATATTTTGTTGATCTTAAAATTACATTTAAGAATAAAAAAACTATATTAGTTGAAATCAAACCAGATAAAGAAACGCGTCCTCCCAAAAATCCAGGTAAAAAAACAAAACGTTATATTACCGAAGGATTGACTTATGTAAAGAATATGAATAAATGGAAAGCTGCAAAAAATTATGCAGATGACCGCAATTGGGAATTTCAAATATGGACTGAAAATACTCTTGATAAAATGGGAATACGACCAAAGGGCAAAAGTTTAAAACCACTGCCAGCAATGAAGAAACCTAAGAAAAAAGTATAAATAGATTCATGACAGAGATATTTAAAACACTAGAACTAGAAGCTTTTCGTGCAGGGATTACTCCTCGCACTAAGGAGTCGCGTGAATGGTTTCGACGTAAGATAAACACGATGCGTGGAAGAGAATATCGTAGAATTAAACGTGGTCAATTGATGCAAGAAGATGAATTGACTCTTAATAATAACACTGATATTGGTAAAATGTGTATGTTCTTTTACGATCCAAAGCATAAAGATACCTTACCTTTCTATGATAGTTTTCCTCTTGTTATTATTATTGGCAAAGCAAAAGGTGGTTTTCTTGGTATGAATTTACATTACTTACCTCCACTATTAAGAGCTAAGTTTCTTGATGCTTTAATGGAAAATGCAAAAGAAGATGATTTTAATGTTACATATCGAACAGTAAAAGCTGCAAGTAATATGCAATATTACAAACCAACTATTAAACACTATCTTAAAAAACATTTAAGAAGTAGATTAGCAACTGTACATGCTCCGGAGTGGGAAATTGCAACTTTTCTACCGACAGCTTCTTGGCAAAAAGCATCTGGTCGTGAAGTATATAGAAATTCAAGGAGTGTACTAAATGGGTAATAATTCAATTTTTAATATTGATGCAATGAAGGGTGCTCTAAAAGATGGTTTAGCTCGCCCGAATAAATTTTTAGTATCTTTGCCTGCCGGTAATACAATTGGAAATGATAATAAAACATTTAAAGGTAGAGAAAGTAAAGTAGCAAATGATCTACCCAATAAACCTAATTTAACTTGGCTATGTAGATCATGTAGTCTACCTATAAATCAAATGTTGACGTCTGAAAGACTAATTGGTATAAAACAGGAAAAAATAACATATGGATATGCTCAATCAGATGTAATCCTTTCTTTTTACGAACCAAACTCTTGGCCTATAAGAAAATATTTTCAAACTTGGCAAGACACTCAAGTAAATCAAGATACTCAAGAATTGAATTTTAAATATGGAACACCTGGTCGACCAGGATATGCAAAAGATGTAAGAATATTTGCAATGGATACAACTGGCAAAGCGACATATGGTGTTCTTTTAATAGATGCATTTCCTACAACTTTAAATGCTCAAGAATTTTCCAATGAGAATAACGGTATTGTTGATACCACAGTAACTTTAGCTTATACTAGATACCAAACTTTAGCAGTAGGATATGCACCAACCACATCAAGTGCTGATCTAGACTTTGAAAATGGATTAGATAATTTTGTTAAAATTCAAAAGAAAAAAGCTAAAGGACTAGCAAATGCACGATTATATCGAGAAAGAAATGATGCAACAGGATTAAGTACTAGTACATTCACATAATTTTTTATAATTTTTAAACCATGAGGTAATATAATGGCACTACCAATTTTAAATGATACACCAAAATATGAAATGACAATTCCATCTACTAATCAAACACTTAAGTTTAGACCATACTTGGTTAGAGAAGAAAAAGTTTTAATGATTGCAATGGAATCTGAAGATACAAACGAAATGTTTTCAGCCATTATTGATACTATTAAAGCATGTGTTTATGATCCTAAAAATTCTGTTGTTTGGGATTCATTAGCAATTTTTGATATTGAATATATGTTTGTTACAATTAGATCTAAATCTGTTGGTGAAACAAGTAAACTCAGTTTAAAATGTACTGAATGTGAGACAGCAAATGAACTTCAAGTTGATTTATCAGATATTGCTCCGGCGATGCCTGATATAAGTAACATAATTGTTCTTACTGATGATATTAGTTTAGAAATGCAATGGCCGGCATATGCTGATTTATATGAATCTGATATGGAAAAAATGAATTCAACAGATATGACAATGATGATGATTGGTAAATGTATTAAATATGTGAATACTGCAGATGATCAAATTATATTAAAAGACGAACCCCAAGCATCTGTTGATGCATTTATAGAATCTTTAAGTACTACTCAATTTGAAATGATTAAAAACTATACTGAACAAATGCCACAAATAGTAAAGGATATTAGTTTTACCTGCGTTAATTGTGGACACCATAATAATATTAAATTACAAGGAATGTCTGATTTTTTTTAGTTTGCCTCTCTCATGAAAGTCTCATAAACTTTTACAAGAGTAATTTCAGGATGATGCAAGATCATAATTATTCATTAAGTGAACTAGAAAACATGATACCTTGGGAACGAGAAATTTATGTGATGCTTCTTGCTGATCATATAAAAGAAGAAAACGATAAAGCAAGAGATCGTAAAAACGGTCTTACGTAATAGAAAGAATA